AGGAGAATGAGTTCGTCCTCCCACATCTCTCCACCATCGACAAAGAGAGCATCCTCGTGCTTGGCGAGCTCTGCAGCTCTGATCAAGTATGGGTTGACTTTCTCGTCCGCGCGCCTATCTTCTTCGCGCGCGTGCTTGAAGTCTACGCCTCTTGCCCAGCCCCTCAACCAGCACTTAGGTCGCTCGGGCGGTTCCGCCCAAGCCCCTATCGGCCGAGTGAGGGTAGGGTCCCTGGACTCATCTCTATCATAGAGTTGGGTCTTAACAGGTTCCCCGTAAGCCTGGTCATAGATTTCGCGTACCCTGATGAGGATCTTTTTGTCCATGAAGTCGTCGAGCAGAGAATCGTGAAGCCTTGGTCCAGCCTCCGGCTCCGCGCCTCGTCCTCGCTTGACGGGTGTATCCCGTCCGGACGTGGCGCCTATGGAGCCTCGGGCCTTGATCTGCTTCCAGGTCTCTAGCTCGCCTCGCAGCTCTTTCCCAGGGGAGAACGACGGGATGTGGCTCAGATCTTTGCGCTTCAGTAGCGCAGGATGCTCAGCCTCCTCCCCTCTTGACACAGCCCGCTGATGACCCTCTCGGTCTTCTTTGGTTGCAGTGTCACTCCCATCGTAGCGCGCGTCGACTCTTGGTGGTGGTACCATTTTTGAAGGGGTGATAAGAGAAGCCATCCTCTCCTTCACGAGGTCGTCAAGTGATTTCTCCTTGCCGGCCTTGTCGAGGAAGGACGTCCTGTCACTGCCCCGCGCATTGCGGAGGCGGTAACAGATGTCTTCTTCTTGGATGAACCTCATTTGGTCCCACCACTGCTCGTCTCTCAATTTAGGGAGTTCGAGCTTGAGGCAGCGCACTATCTGGGCGAGTACCTCCGCATTGCCGCCTTTGGCTTTGCCGAGTTCCTGCGTAGCCCCATTTGTTGGGGTCACGACTTCGCCTCGAGTGGCGGTGAGATTTGATGGTCCGAAAGACATTAGCAGGAGTCGTGTGAACGTCTCAAGCGATCGTTTTTCATCTGGATCCATCTTGTGGGGGGTTGTGCCATCTTTGTAGTGCTGCATGATGGTGGCCCTTACGTGCTTCTCGTCGTCATCTGGCGGCAGGGATCTTGCGATTCCTGCCAGGTGCCAGAAGTCGGCTTGTTGCCGCGGTCGGAGCCTGCCTCTCGCATACTTCATGATGGTCGCCCCATTGGACAACTCAGGATTGAGGGCGATCTGCTGGCAGTATTTGGACATGGCCTTGAC